ATGCGAATGTTTACGTAAACGGAACATCGACGCATGGTCAAGCAAGTGAAGTTTCGCTTCCTGAAATTCAATTTGCAAAGGGAGAATATAAAGCTCTTGGTTTGATGGGTACTCCAAAGTTCTTTAATGGTTTTGAAGCTATGGAAGCAACTATCAAATGGAACTATCCGGAAAATGAAGTGCAAATTGCCTGCGCAAATCCTCGTAAATCAGTTGACCTTATGGTTAGGTCAAATAAAATGATTTATGTGAATGGGGATTTGGATTCTGAAGTGCCGGTAGTGGTATTTCTTCGTGCAACATCAAACAATCACGGTACAGGAGCTTACAAAGCCAAAGAAGACACCGATTTATCAACCAAGCTGGATGTAACTTACATGAAACAGGTTGTAAATGGTCAGGAAATCATCGAAATTGATGTATTGAACAATATTTTCCGAATCAGTGGTATAGACCAGTTGTCGGATTATAAGAAAAACTTAGGAATTTAATATTATGAGCACATATGTAGATTTTGGAGAAGCCGTAAGGGCTCTCAAGGAAGGGAAAAGAGTTCGTTGCGATGATTGGAATTCTGATAAAAAATTTATTTTTCAGCAGGTTAATTCAATTATAGGTAAAGATGTTGTCCCAAAAATGCAGTCATTACCTCAAAACGTGAAAGATTATTTCCAAGATACTTTTGATTCTGAATCGGAGCAAATAAATCAAATAGCTTATGCTAATCAAATCGCAATCGTAGGATTATCTAACCTTGTAGAGGCATACTCACCAACTTGTGCAGATGTATTATCTGACTTCTGGCGAATTCTTGATTAGTATTATAATATAATCAGCCACAAGAGGATTGATGAAATAGGTTGTACAGCCGATTTTCATAAGTGGAGTTGCCTTTTTAGCTCAGTTGGTAGAGCGGCTCATTTGTAATGAGTAGGTCACAGGTTCGAATCCTGTTTGAGGCTCAAATAACAAATTTATAACATTATGGAAAGTGAAGTAAAATTATCAAGTGGTCAAGTAGCCACAAAAAAAGAGAATGTAAAAGTCAGAGAACTTGCAGCCGCAGGAAATCAGCCGAAAGGGAAAGAGTATCTTATTCCCTACGCCACAGTCGCAGCAAAAATTTTAATTGATGGAAAGGCGGTAGTACTCGAAGATGTATTAGACATGACCGAGGATGACTTTGTTCTGGTATCAAATCTCTTTATTGATGAGGATGACTTAAAAAACGCATAATCCCGATTGAAGATGTGGTTTTCTTAAGTCACTTCACAGGATCGGGATTAAATGAGATATTAGATTTAGAAATAGATTTCTTCGAAATAAGCCTTCAATCAGCTTTTGAGCTTTATAGATTGGAGCAGGAATCAATAAAACGAGTATTAGTTGTAGGATTTGAAAAGGGAGAAAATTAAAAAACTCCCTTTTTATTTAAAGTAAAATTATGAGTGAAGTAATGAAGTTGAGTATGGTTTTGAGTGCGACAGATAAAATGTCCCGCGTTATCGACCAAGCAACAAAGAAGTCTACAGCATCAATGACTAACTTCCAAAAGAGGGCTAACGCTATTGGTGGAAAAATGCAGAAGATAGGCGCAGGAATGGCAGCTTCAGGGGCGGCAATAACAGGAGCTTTGTTTGCAGATGTGGCTTCGATTGCATCAAAAGCAAAACAGATAGAATTCTCAGCCCAGAAAGTAGGAATGTCAACTCAAAGTTTTCAAAAATACAGCGGTTTTGCTGAAAAAATGGGTGTTGAAATAACCGGTTTAGAAATGGCGTTCGGGAGGTTGTCAAAAGCTCAAATATCCGCTGCTATGGGGAATAAAGCGGCTGCAAAGATTTTTAAAATGTCTGGACTATCTATTTACGATTCAAATGGAAGATTAAAAAACAGTTCAGCGCTCCTAACTGAATTATCTGATAAATTTAAAAACGCACCAAACGGACCGAAAAAGACAGCTCTTGCTATGATGCTTTTTGGAAAGTCAGGTAAAGACCTTATTCCAATGCTTAATCAAGGAAGTAAAGCTATCAAAGCGTATGGAGATAAAATGGAGCAGTACGGAGTTGTTCTCACTGATAAACAGATAGCAGAATTCAAAAAATACCGAGCTGCTATGGGCGAAAATAAATTGGCAATGATGGGAATAAAAACGACTATCGCTGTAAGCGTTCTTCCTACTGTGATAAAGTATATGCAGAAAATTGCAGACATATCTAAGAAGATTTCAATGTGGACACAGAGGCATAAAACTTTAGCTAAAACAGTCTTAACTATGGCTGCTAGCACTGGAATTCTTCTCACTGTTTTAGGCACTTTTCTTCTTGTATCTGGAACGGTAATACGAACTATTGGAAATTTTAAAAAGATAATGGATTTAGCAAGAATCGGGATAGCTCTGACTAAAAACTCGATGATTCTTTTCAAAATTCAATACTACGCCTTAGCTGTTGCTCAAAAAGTAGCTACCGCAGGACAATGGCTTTTAAATTCCGCACTATTAGCAAATCCGATTACATGGGTAGTTGTAGGAATTGCCGCATTAACTGCTGCTATAGTAATTGCATGGAAAAAATTTGCATGGTTTCGAGCCGGAATAAAAACAGCATGGGACACGATAAAAGGGTTCGGTAATATCCTAAAAGAATACGTAATCGACAGAATAAAAGGTCTAATATCTGGAATTGGAAGCATAGGCAAGGCATTTGCATTATTACGACAAGGCAAATTTTCAGCAGCCGGAAAAGTAGCATGGAGTGGTGTTAAAGACTTAAGCGGAATAACAGCTACTCAAAACGCAATCAAAAAGAGTGTTGTACTTGTAAAGAGTGTGCCGGGAACATATAACCGACATTTAGCAATTGAGGAAGCTGCTCAAAGAGCAAAAGACGAGCCTAAATCACGAGCAGCAGTTCGTTCAACACAAGCGTACAATTCAAGCAACATTCAGAGAGCAAACATATCAAATGCTCCTGCTATTCATTATGCACCTGTTATCCATTTAAACGGAGGCTCACCGACAGTAAAACAGGATATTTCTAAAATACTGAATGAGCATAAAACAGAAATTGAACAGTGGTTGAAAAAATATTCTCAAAATCAAAATCGCTTATCCTTTAACTAATGTTTCTAACGTTCGCAAATATAACTTTTCAAGGAATAAAACTGCCGCAATCGTGGGATGGTAGTTTTGAAACTAACTATGGACAGATACCAATTATCGGTTCTAAGCCAGTAGTTCAGGGAACTGGTGAGAAATTAGACGAATACGATATAACAGCCTTATTTCATATTGAGTTCTGCACACCACGTGCTGAAATGGATGCTTTACAAAAAGTTCGTAAAGGTGGAATTGTTGATTATTTAGTAGATGGAACCGGAAAAAATTACGGAAAATTCGTAATAACAACATTATCAGAAAGTAAAGTAGTTTGTCTCGATAATGGTTATCCAACTGCTATAACATGTCAGATTCACCTATTAGAATATAATACGAACGCTAGCTTTATAAAACAAACAGGGTCAGCTTTAGTTAGTCAAAGTCCTGTTCCTATTGCAGCAATACCTTTGAAACAATCAACTGGTTTATCAATAGCAGAGAGTGTAAAGAGCGGTCAAATTTCATCAGCCAGATTACAGGCTTCAATTGCTGCGAATCCTGCTCCATCAAATGGTATGTATACTAAAATAGCAGCTACGGCAGATAGTGCTAAGTCTTCATTTATGCAAGCAAATACAAAGGTAGAAGCAACAAAGAAAATAGCTTTTCGTGCTATTAATCTGAGTAATTCTATCACTATGGTAAATTCTGCATTGGATGATATAAAGGCAGCTGCTGCAGTAAAGAATCCAAACGATTTACTGACAGCGAATAACAAGTTGACAGATTCACTTTATTATATGAATAAAAGCTATGCACCTGTTGCGGCTTTTATTGGAAGTAGGGAGGGCGGAGAATGAGCACTTTTAATTATACAACTGGACAGGGCGAAACATGGGGCTCTATAGCGTGGAAGATGTACGGTTCTATGTCGGGAATTAAAACACTGATTGAAGCCAATACCGCAGTTCCTATTGATACAGAATTACCTGAAGGAACAATTCTTTTAGTACCTATTTTAGATGACACAGATTCAGCAATACTAACAACGAAATTACCGCCATGGAAGTAGCTAAAAAAATAACATTATGACAAAGAAAATTATTTTAGAAGCATATCGAGAAGAAAAATTCAAAAAATCAACTTTTAAAGTGATTGGAGAAGGTTTTGAATTCACAGGTAATATAGCCTTTACAAGGGAAGAAGATTCAATTCTTTTAAATGTTAGGGGTATCGGTGATATTTGTGTCAATCTTAAATATGTAAAATTAATATTCCCTGATAATGGAAGTAGCAAGGAAAGCTGATATAACGCTATTTTGGAATAAGAATAACGTAACGAATAAAATAAAGCAATATGTTTCATCAGTCACGTACACAGACCACGAGGAAGAAGCCACTGACGAGATATCGTTGGTTTTGGATAATACGAGTGCCGTTTGGTTTGAGGATTGGTATCCGGCTGAAGGTGATACTTTACAACTCTACATCGGGTATCATCAACTTCAAATAGACAGTGGTCTATTTGAAGTTGATGACGTAACGCT